TCTGGTATTCGTATGCATGAGAAGGAGGGTCTATGGAACCCTGAACTCACATTCGGGCACCTCCTTACAAGTACAAACTATGATGACTCTAAGAAGCGGGTCGTTGGTGGACGCAATGGATATGGTGCTAAACTGACGAACATATACTCCTCCGAGTTTTCTGTCATCATCAAAGATCATGAAAGTAAACAGACGTATACACAGAAATGGTCGAACAATATGACTGTATGTGAACCACCAAAAATCAAAAAGCACGCGGGTGCTGTTTCATCTGTTTCTATTACATTTATTCCCGACTGGAGAAGGTTCGGGTTGTCTAAGATGGAGAATGCTATCTATAAGATTTTTCAAAAACGGGTCTGGGATGCAAACATTTGTACCACCCCTAATTGTAAGGTAAAGTTCAATGGAGATGTTCTCCCTAAACAAAACTTCGAGGTGTATGCCAAAATGCACGAAGGTGTAGGGGAGGTTTGTTCCTTTTCCAACGACCGTTGGTCTGTCTGTATTGGCCCTTCGGAAAATGGCCTAGAGCAGGTATCATTTGTTAATGGTATCTGTACTACGAAGGGTGGTACACATGTAGACCACGTGGCATCCATAATTGCATCGGGTATCATTGAGGAAATGGCTAAGAAGATTAAGTTGAAACCTCAACAAGTCAAGAACACGTTCAATATCTTTGTAAAGGCAACCCTTGAGAATCCAGCCTTCTCAAGTCAGGTCAAGTCCGAATGCACCCTCAAAGCTCAAGACTTTGGGAGTAAGTTTGAACCACCAAAGAATTTCATAAAGAATGTTCTTAAAACTGGAATCAACGAAGAACTCACCGCTCTCTCAAAGTTTAAGGAGATGAAGGAACTAAAAAAGACCGATGGTGCTCGTAAGTCTAAAATCACTGGGATTCCCAAATTGGATGATGCTAACAAGGCTGGAACAGCACAATCGGGGAAGTGTACGTTGATTGTAACAGAAGGTGATTCAGCCAAGACCCTTGCGGTTGCTGGACTCTCAGTAGTTGGTCGGGATCACTATGGTGTATTCCCACTCCGCGGTAAGTGTAAGAATGTCAGGGATGTCTCAGTGTCCCAACTCACATCCAATCAAGAGTTTAACGATCTCAAGAAGATCTTGGGTCTTCAGCAAGGTAAGGAATACAGTGATGTATCAGAACTTCGTTACGGACGTCTCATGATTATGACAGATGCAGATAATGATGGTTCTCACATCAAGGGTCTCATTCTAAACATGATCCATTATTTCTGGCCAAGCCTCCTCAAGTTGGGTTTTGTAGTGAGTATGGTAACCCCTATCATCAAGGCGACCAAGGGGTCGGACTCCAAATCCTTTTACACGGATTCAGCATTTCGAACCTGGTATGGTGATGGGAAAGCTGGGTGGCGTATCAAGTATTACAAGGGTCTCGGTACATCAACCTCTGTAGAAGCTCGGGAATATTTTAAGAAAATCCAAGAACTCACAGTGAAGTTTGATACGGACTCTATGACTGATAATTCTATTGTTCTCGCCTTCGATAAGAAGAAGGCTGATGCTCGTAAAACATGGCTTCTCGAGAGTACTGCAAAGGAATCACATGAGCTCGAAGTACCTTACGGACATGTTAAGCAGTTGACTATTACAGATTTTGTTAACAAAGATCTTGTGAACTTCAGTCTCGCTGATTTGAAACGTTCGATCGCCCATGTTGCAGATGGTCTCAAACCCTCTCAAAGGAAGGTTATGTACTCATGCTTCCAAAAGAATCTACGTGAGGAGATGAAAGTCGCACAACTGGCTGCATATGTAGCCGAAAAGAGTTCTTACCATCACGGTGAAGTATCTCTCGCAGACACTATCGTTAAGTTGGCGAATGACTATGTGGGTTCCAATAACATCAATCTTCTTGAACCATGCGGTCAATTTGGAACACGGCTAATGGGGGGTAAGGATGCCTCTCAAACGAGATATATTTTCACCAGATTGACACCGGAAGCTCGAAGCATTTTCGATCCTAGGGATGATGCTATCCTAAACTATCTCGATGACGACGGACGCTCCATCGAACCAGAGTTTTATATGCCTACTATCCCAATGGTCCTTGTAAATGGTACAGAAGGTATCGGAACGGGGTTCAGTTGTTACGTACCATCGTTCAATCCCAAAGATATCCGCGATAACATTATCAGTGTTCTTGATGGAGGTAGTATCAAACGGATGAAACCTTGGTTTAGGGGTTTCAAAGGCCGGGTTTTCTTAGAGGATGATACATGGATTACCCAAGGTGTCTCTCAAGTTATTGGTCGGACCGTGAAAGTGAGTGAGCTACCACCAGGTCGTTGGACGCAAGATTACAAAGAATATCTTGATACATTGGTTGAGAAAAAGATTATTTCGGGGTTTACGAATAACAGTACAACTGAAAGTGTTGATTTTGTTATTCAGGACTACAATGGCAAAGATGTTACAAAAGATCTCAAGCTTCAAAAAACAATTCGCACAACAAATATGCATCTATTCCATCCAACTAAAGGTATACACAAATACACTACACCTGAATCGATCTTGTCTGATTTCATTAGTATTCGTCAAAAGTACTACATCAAGCGTAAAGAGTACCTTATCAAAGCCCTCGAAGCTAAATCTAAGATGTGCGATTACAAGTCAAAGTTTGTAACGATGGTTATCAATGGTGATATCGTAGTGTTTCGACGTAAAAAAAAGGAACTTGAAACTCAATTGGCAGGGTTATTCCCACTCATTAATGGCAATCACGACTATCTCCTAAACATTAAAACAGTTCAATACACCGATGAAAGTGTTAGAGATCTCCTCGCGCAATCTAAACAGGCGAAAACAGAATTGGGTATTATGAAGTCTACGAGCCCAATCAGTATGTGGAAGAATGATATTAAAAATATATAGACAATAGATAAGTATGGGTGAAGCTTCGAGTATTTCACTTAAAGCTATTGGAAAGCAAGATACGTACTTACTTTGCAAAGATCCAGCGGAGTCATTCTTCAACCCGAATACTAAGAGAAGACATTCCGATTTTAGGAAATATCATAGAAGTCGAACTATTCTGAACCCCGGGCAGGTACCCAAATGGCCGTTCGGACAAACCATCAAAGTTGAATATAGACCACAAAGTATGGGTGATTTGCTTAGTAACATGTGGCTGAGTATCACGATGCCAAAGATTACAAATGGTAATTACACCGATCAACTGGGGAGACATATTCTAAAAAGTGTAACGATGTTTGTAGACGATGCAGAGATTGAAAAGATTGAAAGTGATTGGGGTATTATATACGATGAGCTTTATTTAGAAATGTCTGAAAAGGTAGCAAATAGTTTTCTTGTAAATAGAAGTATTGGTTTTGATGATTCGACCATTAAAGACTCTGTATCGCGACTTGATACAGATCTGATTATACCCTTACAATTATTCTTTGCTAGAAAGTTTGCAAGTGATGAATACTCTTCTAATAAGCCAAATAGACCATATTTTCCAGTATGCGCCGTGCATAAACAAAAAATTCAGTTTGTACTCGAGTTCCAAGACCAACCATTCTTTACGGATACTCTAAATACACTTGCACTCCCTGAATTCAAGCTTGTCACGGAAGAGATTACGGTAAGTGCAGAAGAACGGAATTTCCTCAGTTATGAAAAGCAAGTTATTGTGACAGATTTAGTTCGTAAACATCCAACGACTGTAAGTGAAATTGGTAAGAGTATTATCCGAACAAATCTCGTACCAAATATTCCGGTTAAGTGTCTACATTGGTTTTTAAGAAATACCAAGTTTGAAAATGTAAGTGAAAGTGTTGCATTACAACCAAGACAATTAGGTCCTACTATATCTGGAACCAACACCAACGACGATTCTGGGTATTCTGTAGCCATGTCACCCGACGGTACAACTATAGCTATAGGTGAGCCCAGATATGAAGTTCAAGTTGACAATGACCCAGAAGATGGTGAAGTTGATAACCCTAATGAAAATAAGGGTCGTGTAAGGGTTTTCAGATATGTGTCTGGATCTTGGACTCAATTGGGTACAGATCTTATTGGTGCAGGGGTAACCAATTTGTTCGGAACTTCTGTTTCTTTATCTAACACTGGTACAGCTCTCGCTGTGGGTGGACCGGGACATGATAGCAATAAAGGACATGTCCGCGTGTACCAATATAATGCAGGATCTTGGGGGCAGTTAGGTAGTGACATTGATGGTACGGCGGGTATTAAATTTGGAACATCGGTCTCTTTATCGAGCAACGGAACTCATGTTGCTATCGGTGGTCCTTATCATAATACGAATATGGGTCGTGTACAGGTCTGGTCTTATAGTATTGGCTCTGGATGGACTCAATTGGGTGGAAACATGGATGGTGTTGGTGGTGGTGATCTACTTGGTTCGTGTGTATCTCTTTCGGAACCAGTTACCGCTAGCGGCACTGATAGGGTGGTTGCTATTGGTGCACCCGGACATGACGCGAGTAAGGGACATCTTAAAGCATTTGTGTATAATGGATCTGCTTGGGTACAGAGAGGGGCTGACATTGATGGTATAAACTCGGGTGATGAATTTGGAACTTCTGTAGATATTTCCAAAGATAGTCTCTATCTGATCGGTGGTGCCCCAAAAAATGATGGTGGTGGTACAGACTCCGGACAAGCTAGTGTCTTCTATTATTCATCAGCTGCGAGTGCATGGGGTCAAATTGGACCGGATATCAACGGATTAGTAGCTGGTGAAAAAGCTGGTACGTCCGTAGCTATAACAAGTAATGTAAAGGTGGGTCAACAACCTCACACTGGAACTAGGGTAGCTGTTGGTACACCATTATCCAACCGTACAAGAGCTTATAACTACATAAATGTATCTAATACACCCGCATGGGATAGATTACATCGTGAAATGGGTGGAAATGGGAGTGGTGGTTCTATGTCTATGTCAAATGATGGTTTGAAAATGGTAGTGGGTTCACCAACATTTAACAACAATGTGGGACAGACCCAAGTTTTCGATCTCCCTACAAATGATGAAGAGTTGTATTTATGTCAAAATCGTTTCAACTTTTCTTCGAACGTAAGTTTTGATGATCAGTTGACATTTTTTCATCCTATTCTAAAAGATGCATGTTTCTTTATTAATGGCACTAAATTACCTAATGTTACAAACACAAATCATAACTATTACAAATATCTAATCCCATCTAGAGTGAGATTAGCGAGGCCAATCAGGAATATTTACACGTATAGTTTCTCGATGAATCCTATAAATGTGGAACCATCGGGGAGCTTGGATTTTGGTGAAATTCAATCTGATAAAACGAATATTGAAGTAAACTTGGATACTACAAAAGTGGACGTGTCTTCGAATACATATTCTTTACACATGTATTATACGGGATATCAGACACTTATATTTGAAGAAGGGCGGGTTGTACCTGCGAGTGCTTACTAAATAATGACTTGCGATGATCACTAATATAATCTATAATTTTATTCTTGATACACCATTTGATGAAATTCAACTGTGCTAGAGTTGTATGAATTTCATGAGATGTACCCGGAACTGTATAAGGAAACTTCTCGGAACGACAAAATGGATCAAATAGTTTTTTACTGTATCCATCTAAACTAGATTTATATGCATAATGTACGGTAAATAGTTTACCGTCATTAGTCTTATAAGATGTGTGATTTTTCTTTGCGTAATTGGTGATGAACCATTCCAAATTTCTCAATGAAATGCCACTCGTCTTATCTAGTATATTCATTAATTTGGACCTATTGTCTTCTTCACTGTAAAAATTATTTATGGATGTTAGTAGAATACTGAATTTACTCATTACCCATTATAGAATTCAAATCTATAAGTTGTTTCGAAGAAAAAGATTTTTCACATCCTTGACATCCAACAACATATGATAACCCTGGCCCGTGATTATGACCGTCATGACTCTCATGAAATCTCTGTTTTATCCGATTTCCCTGTCTTTTATGTTTACCACAATATCCATCGTGGATACCTTTGAAAGTACATCTAGAACCATCTGGTTTTGTACCCCTGCAAACCGCAGTGGGAGACAGGAGTGGGATATCTCTCAATAGTAAGTCCAAGGATATTTGATGTTTTTTAGAAATAATTTCTGCAAACTCTGTCATCATACCATCGACACGAAGTTTGAACTCTTCTTCAAATACTTCAATAATTCTTTCTTGATAACTCATCACTTACTTTGTTCATGCTCGTATTTTTTAAATAGATCTTCAACACTCTCTTCACGCTCTACACGGGCAAACTTAATTCTCTCTTTCAGATCCGCAGATTTACCCTCGCAATCTAGTCCGCGTTTTTTACATTCCTCTATAAGATCCGCCTTTTTCATTGTGCTTAACGCGGGTTCACGTTTTTTTGGTGGTGGTTTACATTGGTTAATGAGATCACCGAAAATTTCCTGTTTAGTATTTTCAAACAGTGGATCTAATAAATCACATACAGGATTCAGAAACTTATTAATGAAGTAATATTTGTAATCAACTGGAATGTTGTTTTCTTCTACATATTTGGGATCCTCTGATTTTTCAAATGCTTTTGCTTTAGGATCGCCGGTATCTGTAAGTATATACGGTACCCTATCACCAGATTGTGGCTCTGACCCAGGTTTACGCATTCTCATTTTGTTAACTACTTGTACGTGAGCTTGGTTGATATTGCAGCTCTCTGGACTTGTTATAGATACAGGTCTTCCGTCAACTTTATAACTATCTGAGAGACCCTGACTCAAAATCAGTTTTTCATTCGGTATATCACCGGAAAGGAGTTCAATTGCTCGCTCCTTGGCTAGTTCTTTTGGTGGACCGGTATCACCAGAAGTTAATACTACGTCTAACAATTCCTTGCAGACTTCTCTCATATGTGGGGTGTTATCTCGCCTCACGAGTTGGAGACCCTTAACATCTACGTAATCCATATTCATGTTTCCATCCTTCCCCTTTGTCCAC